CGATGCGCCGCTGCGCCATCGTCATCTCGTCGAGCCATTGTGTCGCAGTTGGCGGCGTATCCCCGGTTTGTTTGGGCCAATCGAGAAAAAACAGACGCCGCAACCGCTGCTCGAGGTCGTTGCGGTCATAGATTGCGGCGTCTGGAGGGTTCGGGGTATAGATCGGCTTGATCGCACCTTCCGATCCTGGCCGCACCGGATAGGCCATATCGCATTCGATCCCGTCTTCTATATTTGTCCAAGAATCGTCTGGCCATGCGATTGGAGGTCGGAGCCCAAGCTCCAAATTCTTGATTTTTGCCTCGGATAGCGCGTCGTCCGTGCGAAGGTCGGGCAGAGCCTTGATCAGCGGGCCGAGACCCCAACCCCATTCCGGCGCCGGGCCAAAACGGGCGACAATGAGGGGGCAGCAGCCGCGTCCTTTGATTTTCTTGCTATCGATAAGCTTGTTGCCAACCAGAACAACATAATACCAGCACTCATCGTTTTCCTCCTCCCAATCGCGCCAAAACCCCCATGAAATATTCGTTTTCCCGCGAGGCGAGGTCTCAATCTCTTTAGACACCTTCTCAGGAAGCTTTATTCCCTTCGTCAGCGCCTTAATGTGGCAATTGCGCGTCCAGCGCGACACCCAGCGGTCATCGACGCCGCCGAATGGCCCAGTGTGTATTTCCAGCTCGCGGATCGGAATTGCCTGGCAATTTATCGGCTTTCCAGCCTGATCTCGCTCGATCCACATGGCAATCGTGCCAAGCGCGAGGTCTGGGGTAAAGCCGATGCCGCATGTCGCGTAAAAGTTGGAACCGGCGATCGCCTTAAATATGGAGGTGTCGCCAGCCTGCACCTGCTTATTGACCATATCGACCTGAGCGAGCGGAACCTTCATTCCGGCTTCGCGCTTCGCCCATTGTTCGGATTCCGGCAAAAACGTGTTCATGATGACGGTCGTAAAATCTTCGGTCAGCTCGAAGGCGAAACTCTGATTGAGCTGGGCGTAGTCTCTTGGCTTGACTTCCGAAGTTGGAACGGTCGAGAGCACGTTGCGGGCGCGGTGCGGCGCCGCGAAGAAATATCCCTCGCGCATGTCGAGTTCGAATTGGATTTTCGAGCGGCGGCAATCCGCAAGCCTGTCGTTGGCTTCACGTTCGAGCTTATCGTCCACTTGACGGTGCTCCAGCCACAGCAGCCGCTGTCGGTATGCCGGCGGTGCTCGCGAATGGCGTCGCCATGCCGCCGCTGACAGTAGAGAACGGCGCGGGGATACCGGCGGCCTTCATGGATGCGGTTTGGCCGTAGGTGCGCAGCCAATCGAGTTGCAGGCCACCCATCATCTGCTGCGTGGCGTTTGCCGTCGCGACTTGCGAGTCTTTGTATTGCTGCATCAACTGCATCGTCAGCCAGTTGTTTTGGGTATTGTCGCCGCCGCCGCCACCACCGCCCATTTTTATCTCCTCGCGCGGGCGTAGGGTGGCTCAACGAGAACCGCTTGGCAACGCGCCGTAGACGATTTCGCCGCCCGCGCGCAGGCAATGTCTGAAGAGGCGATCTGGAATTGCATCCCACGGCGCAAAACCGCGCATGCCTAGAATATCGCGGACGGACATCGTGCAGCAGCCCAGCATGCGTATATTCGTGTATTTACGCTTGGAGGCGGCGATGCGAATAACAGCGCCCTCAAGAGACGCGATCTTTATATATTTTTCCCGCTAAACTCCGGATCGATGAAAATCCACGTGCCAGCCGATTCGCAATGGCCGAAAACATAAACATGCTTCCAATTACCAGGAATAAGACGCTGCCAGATAGGACTAGGAATGCGTGGACTAAAAACCACGTACCAAACCGATACAAGCCCGCTCGTGCGCCTGATAAGCATTTCATTTTTTCTTTGGGCGAGCCTTGCCTGCCGTGCGCATCGCGATCGCAATTGCCTGCTTCTGAGGGCGGCCGGCATTCATTTCCGTCTTTATATTATCGGAGATTGTCTTTTTGGACTTCCCGGATTTCAGTGGCATTCTATCGTCCGTTCATTGCAATCGGCGGTTAACGTAGCCGCGCTGATGCCGCCGAGGTTCAGGAAGTAGAGGAGCAACGCGGTAAGAATGAGTTTCAATTTCCCATTCCCATCCAGTCGGCTATTGCGTCAGTGCAACCGATCATCCACAGAGCAGCGCTGAAAAACAGCAAAGAGGCTAAGGCGAATGCTGATCCGGCCATGTTGAGGTTGCCCATCGCAAATACTCACATTTGGTTACGATCCGAAAATATAGAGAGTGCCTGAATGTGGGCGCGGCGCAGAACCTCAAGGTTACCTTTGAATTTCGCTAGGTATGCTTCCTTGTCTTTTCCTGCCGCAACCGACGAATAGAACACCTCGAAAAGCTTCTTGATATGATCGCGATAGGCTTCGTCGATCGCCGCCTTCTCCATCTCAAACTTGCGCGGTCCCTCGGCCCTGCTCATTCCTAACGCCCAGTCTTCTGACCCGCTCTCCATTATCCGACCTTTCTGCCGCCCAATTTAAACCCAGAGCCCAAACCTGGCGACGTTCTGATCGGCCGCACATTGCTGATCGCCTCGAGGCCGACCATCGCCCGCCCTTCGCCAATACCCAAAAACGCATATTGCAAGGCGTCGGCGATATCGGAGTATTTATCCTTCATCGGCTCAGGGTCGCCGAGCGCGTTCTTTTTCACGCGATACCGGCCGGTCGGGCTCAAAACAAATCGCGGCATGCCTTTGTGCATCTGGTCGAGAACGCTCTCGACGGCCATGATCCGCGTCTCCATCGCGTTGTTCTTCACTGGAGCGGGGGTGACCAGGAGCCCGTTGAATTTGAATACGTCATAACTTGTCCGCTCGTCAGCCTGACCACGATCTTGTCCTTTTGGATCACCATAGATTCGATATCTGCAGCCAGCATAAGTTCGTTCAAGAAATCTCTTAAGTTCAGGAGCAAAGCCTGTTGCCGACATCCCGTAGCGTCTGAATTCGTGCTGAATGAAGATTCTGCCATCTATAACCTGCAGGCATATAGCGGCCGGACGTAACCGACCAAAATCGACTCCGACGACGACATCGTGATTCGGAATGACCGCCAGGGTCTCGGCCGCGATGTGAGTATCCGAATTAAAATTCTTGAAGACAGGGGAACCGTCGACAACAAACGTAATTTGGTTTCTGAGCCGCGAATCAATCCAAGCTTTAGTCTTCCCTTGGCATTTCTCATCGTAAAATCCTGGTTTTAGCCATTTAACGTTCTCGGCCTCTGGGTTATTCCGGTAACCGACTACATTCCGCCCGCTTTGGTCGCGAACCTCGAGGACTGCCGGCGGCTGAACAAAATATTTCCAGTTATGAGGAAGCCCCGGCTTTATATATTCCTCCTCGTCGTCAGCCTCCTCGACCTGAACCTCGCCGGTCACCTTCATCAACCAGTGCGTCTCGTCAGGCGCGTTCATGTCGGCTAGAACACCGTCCCATGCAGCACCGCCCCGCGCAATTGCCGGGTATCGGCCGGTTCGGCTCTCGGCTTCCATAAATATAAGGTGTGACATGTACTCCAGCTCGTTGAACCAGACTCCGGTATATTCCATCGAGCGGAACTTCTGAATGTCTCCCTCCTCGAGCGCGGAGAAGAAGACGACGTCGAGTTCGATATCGCCAATTCGTATTTCATGTCGGTAAGGCCTATCCCAATAAAAACGCCCGAACTTGTCCTCTGGAAACCAATCTAACCAGGTTTTGATGGTCGTGTTGCGGAGGTTGGGGTAGCTGTCACGCAGGATGACCCAGCGAGAATGTCGCTTTCCGGTCTCTGGGTTAAGGCGCTGTTCCATGGCGTGCATATAAATACGGAGGGCGCAGGCCGATGACGTTCCAGAACCGATTGGGCCGCGTATAATTGAGACATGCGATCTATCGGCGAGGAAATCACGGAGGACGGGGCCGCCAACCTCATAAATTGGAAATCCATCAGGAGATCGAGGTAGTCCGAATTCGGTCATCCGTAACTTTCCTCGCAGCTTCCTCAAAATATATCGGCAGCATTCCGCCAGGACCTGGCCACATGTCTCTGCATACTCCAAAACGCTCGCAGGTCACCGCCCGGCAATGAGATTTGCAAATTATCTTCGCTGCTGAAACAACGGCTGGGTCGATCATCCGACAGGCCTACGAATTGCGCGCCTTAGACAATCTTCCGAAAATATAAACCTGGAATCGACGCTCTTCGCCCATAACCAACCAATTACGAACGCCGACGAAATGCCAGGGTTTTCATTGCGCAGAGCCGAAATCGTAATCAGCGAACTAGGAGAAAACAACTTCATGGCTTGCTCCTCAAAGGAGACGAAACTACTCCCATTACCGGAGCGCCGTTGACGCGATAGACAGGATTCCCCAAAGAATCACGCTCCGGAAGACGCTCAACAGAAAAAACCGAGTACTTCACGCGCAAATGAGTCCCGTCCGCCAGCTTGATGTCGCTCCAACGCTCGATCGCCTCGTCAATAGCAATTAATTCAGGCTCCATAGTCATTCCTCAACGCCTCCAACTTCTTTTTAAGTTCAGCAATCTTCCTCTCATGAATGGCTCTTAGCCAAACGCCAAAAATCGCCACGCAACCGCCAAGTAACACGATAACTGCCTGCCAAATCCAAACGCTCA